TTCAAATGATAACCAATGATTAAATGTGCTGAAGGCGTGGACTTGCCAATAGTAGGAATTATCGTTATTAAATGCTTTATTTGGTATATTAGACTGGTGAACACTACTCGCATTTGCACTGCCATCTGTGTTCACCGGACCTGTGCCATCTAATCCGCCAGCACCTGCTTCCAATTTATATCCATTACCATCAAATATTCTACCATTTAAATCTATGCCATTTGGGTCACGTCTTGCTACATGAAATAATGTATAACTGGTGTCTGCTAAAAAATCTGTTGGAAAAGTAATTCTGCTAGTAGTACTGCCTGCTATATACTTAAACATTTTCTGCATATATTTTTTGTTATTACGATATGATACCAACTGTGCGGGTTTATGATAAATAGATGGGGTTAAAGTGCCAGTAATATCGTTACCACTTAAATCATTAGCTAAACCGGTTTTATCTGTCCATACATTATTACTACTATCATATGAATACCCATCATACCATCCAGTAATACCTAAATTAATGTCTAAAGGAGTTAATGACATAAATATTTACTAATTATATAATAATTACATAATTATAATTCTTTATAAACCCAATAATTAAAACTATCAACACTTATAATATCAAATCATTTTCATCCCATTTATGGTAACAAACCCACGCCACAATCCACAGCACAATACGCACGATAATAACCCCGGCTAACAAGCACATCGTATACCCGACCATGTATACCAGATCATGTCTACTTAATCATGTATACTTAATCATGTATATCCTATATTTTTCTTTAATTTCAACTATTTACTATTTTATTACCATTTACCATATAAAAATATTCTTTTAATTAATAATCAAAAGTTTTCAGTAACAACGAAGTTTTTTTTCAACTTTATTTTGAAATTTTGATTTTTGGACAAGGTTTTTATGTCCAATTTCCGATTTTTTGAAAAAGTTATTGAAAAAAACCTAAAAAAGTGGTTCAGAGCATAATGGTCTGTTTTGTGTTTTTAGAATTTTCGGTTTATTACGATAAATTTTTTAGGAAAAAAAAAATATACTTGTGAAAATAATTTAGGAGTTTTTTCTGTCAGTATAAATATATTGACAAATGTTGACAAAAAAACTCAAAAAAACTCATTTTAATTTTTGTTGTGAAAAATGTGATTTTACATCGTCTAACAAAAACGATTATACTCGACATTTATCTACGGGTAAACACCAAATGTTGACAAATGCTGACAAAAAAACTCAAAAAAACTCCAAACCATTTCAGTGTGATTGTGGAAAACAATACAAACATAGACAGAGTCTATTTGTTCATAAAAAGAAATGCAAAATAATAGAACAACAACAACAATTACAAGACATAAATGATAACGGAATTACAACAGAAATGTTTGTAACTTTGATGAACCAAAATACAGAAATAATAAAAGAAAATTGCAAATTACAGAATACCATACATGATATGGTCCCTAAGATAGGTAATAATAAGATGATAAGCAATACAAATAATTTTAATATTAATATATTTTTAAATGAAAATTGTAAAGATGCTCTTAACATAACAGAATTTGTCGAATCATTAAAACTTCAACTAGATGATTTAATGTATTCTAGACAAAATGGGGCTATAGAAGGAATTAGTAATGTTCTCATAAAAGGTTTAAATGAATTAGATATTGAGAAACGACCACTGCATTGTACTGATATAAAACGTGAGACGCTTTATATAAAAGATGAAAATGGTTGGGAAAAAGAAAATAAAGATAAGGAAAAGTTAAAAAAAGCAATATTTACCACACAGCAACGACAGGCAAGACTTATCAAAGAATGGCAAAACGAAAATCCAGATTGGGCTGACAGCATGGCAAAAATGGAAGAATTTCATCAGTTTGTTCAGAAAGTTTATATGGATGATGGTGAGGAAAACAAGGTAATAAAAAATATAGCAAAAAATGTGCATATTGATCAAAAGAAAATAGAAAATAAGTAATTCAAAAACTCATTTTGCAAAATCCAGAGAACAAATTAGGAATAATGAACTAACATCATAATTAATATTAAAATAGCACTAATAAATGCTATAGATGCGAGAATACGAGATACTTTTAAATAATTATTGCTGATTTTAAGTATTCTTTTAGTGAATTCATCCTCTGTATTAATCTCTATTGTATTAATTATGGGGGTTGCTTCAGGTGGATTTTCATCGTTAATAATAGTTTGTCCCTCAATATCAATAGCTATAGTTTCATAAATATTTTCAAGGTCAGAATTTCCTTCATATTCTAACATATATTCTTACTATATTTCATTTAATTAATTATTTAAATATTAACGTAAATAATTATTTTCAATTTTATATTTTCAAAACGTTGATTTCATCTCCGAGTTTTAAAACCTCACTTTTCAGAAACTCATTTCGCAAAATTCAGAGAACAAAACACCAAAATAAAAAATTGAAATATTTATTTATTAATTTACTTAGATAAAACTAAAATAAAATATTAAGATATTATACCCACAAGTAATATGTCAAAGACCAGTAACGAAAAGAAAATTGATAAACAGTTAAGAGCTTTGGAAAAAGGACAAATTTCTTATATAATTGTAGCAGGTAAAGATTCTAATAATGCTTCTTTAGAATTAACTAAAGAAGAGAAAATAGAACTTGAAAAAGGTAAGGTTCTATGTAGATGCGGACATTATAGTGATTACTCTTGGGGAGGTGATTGTAAAGAGTGTTTTATGCGAAAACAAAATGCTTATAGAGAACGCGGGATAGATGAAGGCATGGATGTTATGGATGATTAAATAAAATAATTAAATAAAAAATTGAAATAAACCTCCATTTTTTATTTAAATAAAACAACCAACAAACCAATCAGCAAAACAATCAGCAAATAAAGATAAATGTCTACTGCAGGAATGATACTTAAGGTAAAAGCAGGTAAAAATACGTGTGAAATTTGTTATAATCCCGCATACTTTCCAGCGTACATTTCTTGTAAACCAAGCGACGAGACCCCATTTGAATTACTTGCGTGTGGGCACGGTATATGTAAAACGTGCTATCAGCAAATATGTAAAAGAGGACCATTTACCTGTCCATTTTGTAGAAACGAAGGAACGCAACTAGTTCAATTTGGCGGTGGCATTAGAAACAAAATAAATACGTTTTCAGAATTTCTGGATGAATGGCAGCATAATGAACATTTGTTAGCAATGCATCAAGGTATATATATGAGGATGTATAGACAAATTCGTATAAATAAGAAGATATATGATTTAAAGAAAAAAGAAAAAATAGCAGAAGATAAGAAGAAAAAGGAAAAAGAGGATAAAAGGTTGGAAAGGGAACTATCGAGAAAAAAAGCAGTATGTAAGCATTGTAATAAGGATACTTTTACTAGTTTAAAACAGTTAGAGTTGCATATATCAAAGAAGCACGCATAAATATAAAAAATATAAAAATTGAAATAAAATTTTTTTTTTAATCAAAGGATAAACAAATCAAAGGATAAACAAATCAAAGGATAAACAAATAACACAAGATACAATAATATAAACAATTATGTCTGCCCAAGTAAACTTTACAATGCCATTATGTCCTATTACTCTTGAACCGATGACCGAACCAGTAATTGATCCAGAAGGAAATACATATGAAAAAAGAGCCATATTGGAATGGATTGCTTTGAATAATAATTCACCAATTACACGAACACCATTAAGCGTTGAATGTTTGGTCCCTAATCGTGCTTTAATGGAGGCACTGAGTGCTAGTATTATAAAGAAAACAACATCAGGAACAGTTAAAAAAACATCATCTATAACAGCATCTTGTTCTAGTTGCGGTAAACAGATAGGTGTTCCTGCGAATTATAAAGGAAAAAAAGCACCAACGTGTTTTGATTGTAGAAATTGGAACTGTAAATCATGTACTTATGAAAATAAACCAAACAATACACATTGTGATATGTGTAAAGAAGTCCGCAAATAAAAAAACATAAAAAAACATAAAACATAAAACATAAAACATAAAACATAAAACATAAAACATAAAAAAACATAATCTAACCTTTTTTATATTAAGGTTTAGTAAATGCCATTAAAAGAGTTGAATGCTACTAGAAGAAGAAATTATATAACGATGTTTTTATTATTATCACTGTTTACATTTAGTTTATATTCAATAAATCTTATTTATCCAAAATTAGGTAAGGGTGTTCCTATACCTGATAACATAAAAAAAGCACAGGAAATAGGTAGATTCGCGATACCATTTATGACATTACTAAGTTTTTTCACCGCGTGTGTTGTGGTAGCTACTATGATATCAGACGGTAATAGTAGTTTATTATCTAAACCACGTGATCAATTTGCAGGTATATATTTCTTAGGTATTGCAGGTGTAATATTAAGTATAATGAATTTCACAGTATTAAAAGAGCATAATTTGAAAGATTATATAAAAGGTAAAAAGTTTTCAGTAATAGGTGCTTTTATGGCACTAGGTGTAAGTGCGATAGTATTTGGGTTTTTAGATAATTTTGGTATGAAATTAGGTACAGAAGCATTAGACGATAATTTTGTTCAAATGTTTTTAGGTCCATTTTCAACACATAAAAGATATGGAGAATACAAAGAAAGTATAGGAGATAATTTAAAGATAATAAATGGTTGGGCGAGTGGTAGATGGAGAACAATTATAAATCAAGTATTAAGATGTAAAGATGATTTGGAAGAATTATCTAAAAAAACAAAATCTAAAGATAGTCGTTTAAAGGATTTAGTAAAAGATATAAATAAGTTTGTAGATAATGGTGCTGAACCATTAATAATACCTGAAGCATTATTAAAGAAAAATAATAACGATAACTCAAGCAGTGATATTAAAAGTTATATAAAGAATGTCAAGGAGAAATACGATATGATAGACGGTTCTAAGTCAATGATGGGTAATACATTTTCAGATTTTATAGGGGCAATATTAGGTGCAGCCATTATTAATTTATTTACTTATATGACGAGTTATGATGGTATTTATACAGGAGATGATAGTATTGATAATAGTGGTCTAATAAGTAATTTAAATAAATTAGCACCGTTTATGGAAGCATTATTTATATCAATAGGTTGTTTAATACCCATATTCTTAAATATCGCAATTACAAGAGATCCAACAAGTAGTAATAATGCCAAGGCTTGGACTGTAGTAATATCTGTTGGTATAATTATGACTATTATGATGTATTTAAGTGTTCGTGGAACTAAGGATATGAATACAGATGACAAGAAACGTTCAATAAATAAAACATTAACAGATTTAACGGAAAGATTAAATATTACTGAAGAAGATGGTAAACTTAATACAACAGTAAAGGATTTTTTAGCAAAAGTAAATACAATGTAAATAAAAAATTGAACGTGTTATTCATTTTTTTATTTAATAAACAAACACACAAAAAGAAACACATAAAAAAGAAACACATACAAAAACACATATAATAATGTGTAGTGAATATGAGAGATTAGGTGGTAAACTACCTCAAGAATTAGAAGATATTGTTAAAGAATATGCACAACCAAGATATAAACATCCGATTCCACAGGTAATAGCGCAAATAAAATTTCTAAACAGAGATGGGGGTATACTTAATACGTGGGATGATGGAACACCAAGAGGAAAGGGGAAAAGTTGTTATCTAGTATTAACTCGTGTATTAGTATTAGGAACTAAGAAAGCTTTAATAAAGCATGATATTCCTGCTGTATTCCGCATTTTTAAATAAATAAACTGATAAAAAACATAAAAATTCTTAGGTAAAAATAAAAAATTGAAATGCTTTGAATAAAACCTCAATATGTAGTATTATATAAAGGAAATAATGGGCGGACTATTCTATAGTATTGGCAGAATCATAACTTTGGGCAATCCAAAAGCAAAGGCAAGAATCAACCGAGTATGTGAGGAAAAAGCACTGAAAACTATTGAGTCTGCTGTTGTATGTGCAGGAGCAGTAGTAACAGGTGGTGCCCTTGCCGGAGTAGCAGCAGCAACAGTAACAACTTCGGCTGCGACATCTGCAGCGTTTGGCGCTCTCCACACGGCAAAGACAGGAGAGCGAGCGTTCACATTTCGCTACGTTGAACCACCACGAAAAATAGATAAACCAATTGATTACATTCCAGTGGAATCTCCGGTTAAGATTACAAAAATGCAGCAGGATGAACTTGAAAAAAACTCACCTGTTTACAGAGAACGCACCTTTGTATTCAACGACGATGTAGAAAATTGCAACATCACTATTAACCCTACATATCGTTCTCTTTTCGACGGCGTAGACGCTGACGCAATCGACAGACATAGCAATTTTGTTATCCTGAAACTGTCTGAGCAGACGGCAGCAAAACATATTCAGCGTACTTGGTTCAATTCTATTAATCATATATATAACCCTAATACTGGCATCAATTATATCACGCCTCGTAAGCAGGAAAAGTCTTCGGTTTTTGATATCGCAATAGAAGGAACTGGTGTTTCTGTAAGTTACGAGGATGGTCGCCGCATAACAGACATGTCGTCTGACGTTGACCCAAAAATATGCGAAATACTAGGGTTGCCGTCTCCGACGTTGGGCGACAAAAGAGATGTTTTTGAATTACACGATGAAGCCAAAGAGAAGGTTACAACGACACAACGAGGTATGTACGACGATGTTATAGGATTAACTATGTCAACAAGTATTACTAACAAGTGCGTGAATGCTGCGGAACTCATTTGGGATACTTATCAAAATTACCGCGCGCGAAAGGAAGTAAGTCGTCACGATCCCGATTTTGACAACAAGATCATTGTAAAGTATCCAGAATTGCTTAACCCATAAACATAAAAAAACCATAAAAAACCATAAAAATCATAAAAATTCTTAGGTAAAAATAAAAAATTGAAATAAAAATCCTTTTTTATTGGAGAGTAGACACAAAACATATACAAAGCAAATACAAAACATAAAACAATACAATATGATGAGTACATTCTATTTCGACACAAAGCTGGCATTTGAGATCCCCGAGGTACTGGTTAAGGAAATCCGCGAGTTTATGCCGCGCCACGAAACAGCGCAACTTCTCATAGACGCGAACACCGCCGACAAACTCAAACTAAAGTATGTAGGGTTGCGTCTAAATGATAAAACCCCTTCTTACAAATGGTCTGTTAAGGAGCGAAGAGAGTTTGCTCCGTCGATAGTTGAATCGACCCTCTATGGTGATGATGATGCGCCGATGTCTATTATGCGGACGAACCTTACGGTGGGTGAGAAGGTTCGCTTGCGCACTATTACGCAGCAGTGCCACGCCTAAAAATAAGAAAACAAGAAAAACAAATAAAAATAAAAAAAAGAAAATCAAATAAAAATCAAAAAAAAGAAAAAACCCATAAAAATTTTTTAATGAGTCTTAACATATTTGCAATAGGTAGAAATAAAAAATTGAAATAGAAATGTATTAAGATCTGATAGATAGAGACAAAACAAACAAGAAACAACAAATAATTATGAATGCTACCCAGAAAGATTATGCTAAGTCGATACCGGAGAAGTTAGCTGAAGAACGTGCAAAGAACAAGGCAATGAAAGAGGCAATGGAAAAGAAGGAGAGGCAATGGCAATATGCTATTCAAAAGGAGCGAGAAGAAAGGTTGCGAGCAGAAACTGAAGCGAGACATGAAAAAGAAGCGGCAGAGAAGCTCAAAGATGAAATGAAAAAATTACGTGAAAATCCACAGAAACTACTTTTACAAAAAGAGTTAATGGATATGAAGACTAAAGAACACGCAAAAGGTAAAAAAGTATATTATGACAATCAAGAAAAAACAGCCCTCGATGTTGTCGAATATATAAATAATCCAGACATAATGTTTCAAATTGTAATAGCACCCTGTCAGGCAGGAAAAACAGGGTGTATGGTTGGTATTCTGGATATACTCGCCCAATCTGAGACTGAAATTGATATTAACAATGTATTAGTTATCACAGGTCTTAGTAGCAAAGATTGGTCACACCAAACTAAATCCAGATTACCGCCATCAATGGGAAATAAAATATTTCACCGTGCTGAAGTAAAAAAAGCAATAATGCAATTAAAAAAAATAAAAAACTGTGTTCTTATTATTGACGAATGCCAAATAGCTAACTCGAATAACATGTCTATTGGGCAGATGTTTCAGGAAGCAGGTTTCAAAGATTTAGAATATATTAAAAATAATAATATCAATATAATTGAGTTTTCGGCAACCCCTAATAGTTTATTGGATGATATGCAGCTATGGGACCCTGAAGAAGTGTTTAAAAAACATATAATGACACCTGGTACCGGATACAAAGGACATATTGATTTACTAGAAAACGGAAGACTGTTTGAAGCGGAAGACTTATATATTGACGATGAACCATCGTCGGGAATGTCTGAAGAAGAAGAGCGAATTCTAAAAGAAAAGATACAACCATCATATGATACCATAAACAAAATTCAAGCGGATATAAACACTCGTTATAATCGTCCGAAACATCACATATTCCGTTTACCATTGAAGAAAAAAACAGATACAGTAGTTTCAAGGTTTAAACTTTGCGGAGGTGAGCAATATGAGTATGTTGTATGTAATTCTAATACAGAAGAAGAACTTTTAGTTGAATTAAACAAAATTCCAACGAAACATAAATTTATTTTCATAAAAGAAAACGCAAGATGTGCGGTAACATTGCCGAATAAGGAAAATATAGGGGTTTTATATGAACGCGTTGCTATATCGCCGGATGATTCTGTTATTGTTCAAGGTTTGGCAGGAAGAGCGTGTGGATACGATGTTCCCGATGATATGATAGTTTATACTAATATTCCAAGCATTGAAAAATATGTTGATATGATTAAGTCTAATTTTGAAAACACAAAAGATTTTATATTTAAAGGAAAAAAATCCACGTATATGCATCCAAACACTTTCTCTGAAAACAAGGCAATGACTACAAAACAACCGGTTGATTTTGATTATAAACATTTTGAAAATGATGATGAAGCGATTAACTTTATAAAGGATATTTTTAAAAAGAAAACTAAAATTAGTAAAAATGCCCCCGCTACTTGTATGAGTGATGGACAAAACCCATCATTAGATTATGTAGTTAAAAGAAAATGGGGGTTGGGTGGCGGTATTATTCAAAGAGCAATGAGATTGAATGATGGGACAATTTGTGTATATTGGAAAGTATCCGGATTGTCTGAAGAACAGAAAGCAGAAATAGCTAAACTATAAACGAAATAAAAACAAATAAAAATAAGAAAATAAGAAAACCAAATAAAAATCAAAAAAAAGAAAAACCCATAAAAATTTTTTAATGTGCCTTAACACAGTTATGATAGGTGGAAATAAAAAATTGAAATAGATTTATGCCGTTATGTGATAGTAAACATAAGATTATAAATAACAACAATGTCAGTCCAATCATTCCACGTACACGAAATTGAAACGCCAACTCTTGGCGGAGGTAAACACACAAGGTTTATCTATGCATATGACCAAACGGTTGACCAATGTAATCAATTGATGACTATATTGGAATCTAATAACCGTAATATTAAGAAGATTGACAAAGCAGTAAAGAAGGTAAAATCAAATAATGATTTGATTGTTAATTTGGTGCCAAGTCTTGATGAAATCATCAGGGGAGGTATGAGCAGCGATGTCTATGTAAGGAATGGGTGGAGTGGTCTTTAAAATAAAAATCAAATAAAAATCAAATAAAAATCAAATAAAAAATCAAATAAAAATAAAAAAATAAAAAAACAAAATAAACATAATTTTTTAATGAATATATATGACGGAGTCAAAAGGAAATATAAGCATATCACCTTTAACAGGTAGATATACACAAAAAACTATAGAATTATGGGAATTTTTTTCTGAGTTTGCTTTTATAAAATATAGGATAAGGATAGAGATAGAATATCTAATAAAATTAAGACAAACAATTCCAGAGTTAAAAGATTGGAAAGATATTCAAAGTGATGATGAATTAAGACAGATTTATAAAAAAATATCATCTTTGAATATAGAAGCAATTAAAAGAATAGAAACACAAATAAAACATGATGTTAAATCAATAGAGTATTATATTAAAAAGAAGGTGCCTGATAAATATAAGGAATTTGTGCATTTTGCATTAACATCACAAGATGTAAATAATCCAGCAATATCATTATCAGTAAAGGAATGTCTGGAACAATCAATTTATCCTAAGATGGTTAGTTTAATAGGAACACTTAAAAAACAACATTCAACTTGGAAAGATATAGCAATTCTTTCAAGAACACACGGACAACCTGCATCGCCAACTACGATGGGTAAAGAGATACGGGTTTTTATGTATAGATTAGAAAACGAAATAGAGGTTTTAAATAATATAAGGATTTATACGAAGTTTGGCGGTGCTGTAGGCAATTTTAATGCTCATAATGTAGCTTATCCTGATATAGATTGGGAAAGATGGGCAGATGATTTTATAAAGGAAGTATCGTCGGTTAAAACAAGCGAAGTATATACTTATCAACCTATAATACGTAGCAAATATACAACACAAATAGATAATTATGATTCTTTATCTCGTATATTTGATAGTATAAAGCGTATATGTACTATATTAACAGATATGTGTCAAGATATGTGGTTATATATTTCTTTTAATTATTTTAAATTAATGTTAGAAGGCAATCAAATAGGTAGTTCAACAATGCCTCATAAAGTAAATCCGATAAACTTTGAGAATGCAGAAGGTAATTTCAAATTAAGTAGTAATATTGCTCAATTTTTATCTTTAGAGATGCCTATATCACGTCTTCAGAGAGACTTAACTGATTCCACATTGAGCAGGAATATAGGAACAGTATTTGGACATTTATTGATAGGATTAGATTCATTATTATCAGGTTTAAGTAAATTAGATATAAATACACAACAAATATCACAAGATTTAGATAATAACGCTATTGTAATAGGTGAGGCAATACAGACGATTTTAAGAAAAGAAGGGATAGACGAACCTTATGAGAAGATAAAAGCATTAACACAAAATAAACCAGAAACAACATTAGAAGACATCCATAATTTCATAAAGGGTATGAAGTTAGATAAGGAAGTGGAAGATAAGTTGTTAAAAATTACCCCACATAATTATATAGGTATTATATAAAATCAAATAAAAAATAAAAAAAATAAAAAAAACAAAATAAACATAATTTTTTAATGATTAATAATAAAGATATTTATCATTAAATATGACAAAGATGGTAGAACATGATAGTGATAAAACAAGTGATGACCAAAAAAGTCAATCAAGTGATGACTCAATAATAATTGTGAAAAAATCTAATATAGATTGCGACACAGACCCAATATTATCTCATACAGCAGGATTTATGGGATTTGATGGAAAAGTGGAGTCAGATATTGAGAAAAAAAGGACTATTCAACAAGACATAATACATTGGTGTATTTTATATTTTCGTTTTGCTATAATGACTATGTTTATATGGCAAACAATGATACTTGTTTTAATAGGAAAACCATTACATTTATTTTCGCCGAAGTTATGGAGAATGTATTCAAGTACAATACAATATATGATAACACCGGGTTTTTTATGTGTTCCATTTTCCTGGGTAGGATGTCCTATATTCATGAAAAGATCATCGTGGAAAACAATTACGGAGGCAAAGAAAACTAATTCAGTTATATTAGCTAATCATGGAGCTAGAATAGATTGGGTAGTAGGTCTTTTTATATGTGAAGCGGGTAATCTAAGAGCAAGAGTAGCATTTGTAGTTGAGTGGGTAATAAAATGGATACCTGTATTAGGTTGGTATAGGTGGTTGATGGAAGATATATTTGTAAATCGTTCTTATAAACAAGATGGTCCGAATATTAAAAGAAATATTGAAAGTTTTCACAAGACAAAAACAAAGCGGTTTTTCATAATGTGTCCAGAAGGGAAAATATGTGATAATACAGTAGAGGATGACCGTATATATATTGATGATTGTCAAAATTTTTGTAAAGAGAATGGTTATCCAGTATTTAATTATTTATTAACCCCCCGATATAAGGGTTTAGGTGGTATGTTACATCATTCCAATAAGAATAAGGGATTAATATCTGCTATTAATGCATATGTTAATGTAGAAACAGGAATGTTATTAAATAATAAATTAAGGTCAACTTCACGTATAGTACCTGATTGGTATACTATATTAGGTGGAAAGATTAAGGTGGTTATACATATTCATAGAATGCCTGTGTTTACAGATAGAGATTTTGATGTAAAGAATTCATTAATGAAAGATTATGCACGTAAAGATAGAGAGCTAGCATATTTTCATAAAAATGGTAAATACCAAGACGCGGATGTAGAAAATGATCCATATGAACCTATACCAGTAAACCATATAAGAATGAATATTTCACTTTTAATGAACAGTATTTTATGGGTTATGTATTATATGTATACTGCCCCAAATGAATATCAATATTTTATACATCATAATATTAATTATGCTTTATTATATGGTTTGTATAGAACACTTCGCATATTATTTATATTTTTCTTAGTTATATCAGCATCTCATAATATAGGTTTTTACATAATAACAAACGATTCCGTATCACGCGAATCGGTTCCATTTGAAACTCCAATAAAAGGGCTTTTAATAAGGGTAAGGAGTTTATTTTTAAAAAAAATTGATGATAAAACAAAATAGTTTATTTGAAATAAATTGAAATAAAATATGATAATTTTAATAGAGTTACATATGTGTAAAAAATAATTAAATAAGTAAATTTAAAGATAATACATGTCGTTGTGTTATAATTTTGATATGCCGGAGGAACTTTGCATGGAAATATGTAATTATGCGAGACCGATAACTAGACTAGATTGGCGTGTTGGTTCTCCATCAGGTAGAATAATGAAAGAATATAATTATTATTTGGAAGAAATGATAGATTATTATAGTGATTATGATGAATATCTAGAAGATCATGTTAATTTAGTTTGTGAATATGATTATACATATGAATATACATATGAATATAACTATTATTAAAAGTAAATATCAAAAACATAATAAACATAATAAAATAAATAACTATAACTAACTATAAAGTAATAATGAATAATTATAGTGAAACGAAGGTTAAAGTAAGTTTAATATTTTCAATATTAGCAAATATAACAAATGGGTTAGGACATTTGGGATATATACAATTTTATAAACCTTTCATGAACTATGGTAAGTATTATTTTATTATAGATATGATAGGTGCTAAAAAAATGTATATTATACATCATTTAATTACAGCATTATTAGGTCAAATTATAGCAAATAGTTATATAGACGAGTATGAAGATATGAATTTGATAAGAATGTGGTTTAATACCGAGATTTCGACAATATTTTATAATAGTTATGTTTTAACAAAAAAAAAGAGATATATGTACTTATTTGCAGGAACATTTTTTTATTATAGAATATTTAAATTTGGTAGTTATATATTAATTAATAATAAAGATACATTATATGATAATTCTGCAATATGTATATCAAATAATTTTATTTCGGATTTTGCTACGTGTATGAATTCAACATATATAATAAACTATATGTTTTTAATAATTAATTGTATATGGGGATATTATATTGTAGAAAAGGCTATGAGGGAAATAAAAAAGGTAGATATACGCGATTAAATAAAATAATTATTTAATATTTTTTCCACCAACTTCTACCATTTTTATCATTATTTGTATTTGGTTTATTAATTGTTGGATTATTTATTTTGGGAGGTTTATATCCCCAATTAAGTTTTGAACCGGTTCTTACTTGTCTACCATCTATAGATAATTGATAAGCAGAACTATCTACCTTATTTTCTTTATCTTTGTTTGTCCAAGGTAATGAAAAACCTTTATTTTTATAATTAGAATTATCAGAAACATCATATTTATTTTTCTTCATATTAACTGCTTTTCCATCGTTATATACTTTCATACCAAATCCGCTTGTTTGCCAACCTTTTTTTCCCAAAATATCCTTATTATCCCAACTTCCTCCTCGTTGCATATATGGCACATCTTTTATAGGTATTTTACCCGACCTAACATCATCAGGATTAACCGCCATAAGATGTTTAGCTTCGCCTCTTTCTAAAGCATATTGAAACGACTCAAATGATCTTGATTTAAAACCGCGTGGTCCATTCATGCTTTTAAATTTAATATCGCGTTCATTTTTGATTAATTTTTGGTATTCATCCGCTGACATTCCGTCAGGTGTATATCCCCAAGCAATAGTTTTATGCTTGCGTGGAACATCCAGTTTATTGTTAACAGTAAATGATTGGTTTAGTCTTATAAATAGAAGGGTAATAATAAATCTAATGGACATCGTTATATAATTATTAATATAAATTTTAATATAGTTTTAAATATATTTTGATATTAATAATTAACTAACTAAATAAAATAATTAATTGAATCAATAAAAATAATAGAATACTTCATTATATATGAAATTTGTAATGCTAGAGAATGGTATTAATTTATTTGTAGGTGAAAATGCTATGGAGAATTGGGCAATTATAGACAAATATAAAAAAAGAGATAGTCCTCCTTGTACATGGTTTCATTTAACATCATTTCCATCGTGTCATGTGTTTTTAGAAATAGAACCAAATAAGTTAACTGATGAATACATACAAAAAGCTGCAGAAATATGCAAGCAAAATACGAAACATAAAAATGCTAGAAATATTAAGGTAGATTATACGGCAATAACTAATATAGAAAAGGGAACAGAATATGGTTCAGTAGAATTTAAATCACACCGCAAAGTGAATGTAATAAAAATCTAATAAAAAACTGATAGAATTATAGCAATATTTATTCAACAGCATTTATTCAACAATATTTACAATAGGATTTTTTAAACAAGTTTTAACGAGACCATTAAATAATGGAGATGGTTTATGAAGATGTGATTGAAATTCTGGGTGATATTGACATCCAATATAAAATTTATGATTAGTAATTTCCACAATATCTATACATTGTTCTTCAGTATCTTTTCCACTAAAAAATAGTTTGCTAGATAACGATTCTTTATATTTAGGATTAACTTCGTATCTATGACGGTGTCTTTCGCAAATATATTCAATATCATTTTTCTGCTCACATTCAATCTCGCTATAACATTTATATGCTGTAGTTAAAGAACCATTATTTGATTTCGTAAGATATGTTTTATGAAGACCAAGTTTCATAGTTCCCCCCATATCCTTGTTATCATCATTAACTATACTAATAATTGGATGTTTGGCATCATATTCAAATTCCTCGCTATTACAACTAAATCCATAAATTTGTCGCGCAGCTTCAATACACATTATGTGCATACCCAAACAGATACCCAATATAGGTATGTTTTTTTCTCTACAAAATTGAGCGACTAATAACATACCGCTTATGCCTCTATTACCAAATCCACCTGGTATAATTATACCATTACAATTAGCGACATCGGTTAATTTAATATTTTCCGAAGATAACCATTTTATATTAATCTTGCACTTATTATAGTATCCGGCATGTTCAAGTGCTCGTACTATTGATAAATACGAATCAGTAAATGTTGTGTATTTTCCTACGATTCCAATCGTAGTATTATCTACCTTATCATCATTATATGGTAAATATAACGATGTATAATCCTTTATGTTTATTAGGTAAGCAGGTTTTTTATTAAATATAAGATCTAGTTTATTACATATAATATTACCTATGTTTTGATTATCAAAATTGACTGTAACCTCGTAAATAGAATTAACGTTTGGATTTGATATTATATTATTTTCAGGTACTTGAGAAAACATACTTATTTTATCTCTTGTTTTAACATCTATTTCAGTTTCACTTCTTACAATCATTATATCAGGGAACAACCCTAATTGTCTTAAATCTTTAACACTGTTTTGTGTTGGTTTTGTTTTAGATTCACCGTCATGCCCAATTTTAGGTACTAAACTAACGTGTATAAAGCACATTTCATTTGAATTATTGTTATAGTTAAGTTGTCGTATGGCTTCAATAAATGGCATACTTTCAATATCACCAATTGTTCCACCAACCTCAATAATACATATTTCAGGAATATCATTATTTTTATTAATAGGAGCATAAGCAGCATTTATAATTAATTCTTGTATTCTATTAGTAATGTGTGGAATAATTTGAACGGTATAACCTAGATATTTTCCCTTTCTTTCATCGTCTATAACTGATTTATATACTTTACCAGTAGTAATATTATGATGACCAGTTAGATTTATATTCAAGAACCTTTCATAATTCCCTAAGTCTAAATCCGTCTCGGAACCATCGTTTAGTACGAATACTTCACCGTGTTCAAATGGCGACATAGTACCAGCATCAACGTTAATATATGGGTCAATCTTAATCATCGTAGTTTTATATCCAGCACCTTTTAATATAGCGCCGATAGATGCTGCGGTAATTCCTTTACCTAACCCAGATATAACCCCACCGGTAATTACAATATATTTCATATAGATATATAAATAATTTATATTTATATGAATAATCTTATTATCTTATTATCTATACAGCATCAGAGTATAATCTTTCAGTTTCTTCATCTATTTCTCTATCACGTTGTTCCTTATCGTATTGTTCATCAACATAATTATTGCAGGTTTTTTCAAAATATTTCATATAAAAAACGATACAACTTATTATTATTATCCAATATGCAAATACATATCCAACCATGTTAAGTAAAACATTATCTGTATTGACAACATACGCAACATAAGCATCTCCATACTGATTTTCATATCCATTATCATTTATATTTCTGTTTTCATTTTCATATCCATAGTAGGTCATATTAATTTTGATTATTATGATACTATAATGTTATTTCTATAATATGATTTATAATTAATATATTATATATTTATTATACTTAATAAGAACTAATACTGCGTTGAAGGTAAGCAATTAAGTCGTCTTTATTGAAAAAATAAACTCCAGCAATTAATGCACCAATTATAGTACCGACTATAATTTGTTGTAAAGTATGGCAACCAAATTTAAGTCTACTAAACAGGACAGCAAATGTTATAATAGATAATCCAGATACTCCAATCATTTTTTCATTGTTTGTTTTATACTCTCCTAAATTTCCATATAGTATATCTAATATAAAGTATACGGCAAATAATACGGCAGTTTGAGAATGACCTGATGGCATACCGTAAGATTTAGATTTAATATCTCCTTTTGTGCTTAAGAATGGGGCACAATTAATAGCACCTTCTGGTCGTGTACCAGTTCCCAAAATAGGTATATCTTTGCCTTTCATTAGTGGTTTGAAAACATTTTCTTTGATAAATGAGTTGAAATTCTCGGAGAATATTACGACTAGTAAAAATAACAGATATTCTACTTTAGTTGTTATTAAAGTAAGTAATATCATAAAAGTAACTATCATAGGTGGCCAAGCACGTAAGATATTTTCTATGTAGTATCGATTATAAAAGAGTTTAAAGAAGTCCATAATTTATTTAAGTTTAATATACAATGATATTATTTGTTTAATTATTTTGTTTATTGTTAACTGAATTCCATAATAGTTTCATTTTGTTTATTTTTATAGTTTTTAATTGCTGCCCTAATACTATCTTCGGCAAGCATACTGCAGTGTAGTTTAACAGGTGGTAGTTTTAGATGTTGTGATATCTCCTTATTTTTTATTTCTATAGCTTCATCAATAGTTTTTCCAATAAGTACCTCGGTTATATAACTGCTAGATGCTATTGCTGAACCGCAACCAAACGTTTTAAATTTAGCATCAGTAATAACACCATAATCATCAACATCAATTGATAATTTCATTACATCTCCGCACGCTGGAGCACCGACTAAACCGATTCCAACACTGCGTTTGTTATTATCCAGCGAACCAATATTGCGCGGGTTTTCATAATGTTCTACAATATTTTTATGATAATATCTGTTAGGTATTTTAATAACGGGTAATTGATTTCTATAATTTTTATGATATCTATAATGTTTTATTAATGGCATAAATCTGGATATATATGATAGCATATTAATATACTATAATATAATTATGAAAAAATATAACTATATTATATAGAATGATTATTGAAAAAAAGAAAAAGGATGGAATAATGATATATACCGTTAAAAAGAATTTTAGCGATGAAAAGGCGGCAAAGTTATTAGGAACTGAAGTAAAACCAAGTATGATAGAAGCAATAATAGATGAGGATGCGGATGTATATACTGACGAAAATAAACTTTTATTAAGGTTTAGAAAAAACTTATTAAATCCAAAACATGTTCAAGATTTTTATGATAATGTAATCAAGTTTGCTATGAATACAACAAGTAATAGACGTATTACTGCAGGTAAAAAGAAGGGTGATGCGCCACCAAAGATTATGGCAAATATTTTAGGATATATGGATGGATTTTCACCAAGTCAAAAAGTAGCGATGAGACAAAAGGATCTTCTAACACAATTAGCAGTAAGAGAAAGTAGATTTAATATGGATTTTCCAGACGAATATCAGAAAGCACTTCCAATGATAAAACAGATAGATAGTTTATATAAGAAGCATTTACCTGGGTTTTACCGCAAACAAAGAGCTAAGGCAGATGAAACCTTTTACAGAGTTGAGAACACTTCATTTACTACCATTACTACTAATGTAAATTTCAAGACAAGAATACATAAGGATGCTGGAGATGATGCGGAAGGGTACGGTAATTTAGTCGTTATGGAACACGGTAAATATTCGGGTGCTGAGACGTGTTTCCCTCAATTTGGTGTAGGTGTTAATGTTAGAATGCACGATATGCTTTTTATGGATGTACACGAATGGCATGCTAACTTGCCTCTTAAATTAGCTACACCCGATTCCAAGCGTTTATCTGTTGTATGTTATTTAAGAATAAAGGTATGGGAACGCACAAAAGGTTTAACCAAGGAACGAGTAAGAAAACACGATGAAAAACTTAGGAAATTAGGAGCTCATCCAGCAAGACCTAAAACACCAAAAGGTACATTAAAGAGGAAACCTAGTAAAAAAGCAAGCAAAGGTAAAACACAAAAGAAAAGTGCTAATAAGAAGGTAAGTAAGAAGGTAAACAAAAGAAAAACACAAAAGAAGAAGGGATTTTTCTTTTAATTAAAAAGTTTAATCAACTGAAAAAAATAATTAAGGTTTAGAAATATTTAAAAAATTGTTGGTTTATTTTAATTATACTTATAATATTATGAATATAATTAAGTTAATACTTTC